TAACTTTATCTGTATAAGAAGTTCTTGCTAAAGAGCCTGTCGTCCATACTTGTTCTTGGTAATTATAGCACACCATTCTATCTACAAAGTTAGATGTAGCACTAGGATAAAACCATATAATTTCTGAAAATAAACTATTATGTGCGGCATATACTTGTTGGCCAGCATTATAATTAATACCAGGAGATCCGTTTAACGTTTTAAAAACAAAGTCTTCTACTAAACATGGTAATTTTTTAACAGATCCATCATAAAGAAAAAAACCTCCTTCATCACTCATCCAATATACAGTTGTGTCTACGAATACTGATGCGTTTTGTCCAATACATCCACAATTAGATCCTACTTGTCTAATAGAAAATGTAAAAGGAGTTCCAATAAATTGCATAATATAAGCTGCACTATCCGTAGTTATAAAAGTATAATCTTTACCTTTAGAAGCTGCTCTAATTTCTGTACCAGAGTCAATTCTAAAAGTTCCAGCTGTATTTACCGAAGTAGGTTCATATACATTAATGTTTTCTTGGTCAGAAAAACGAATAAACATTTTATCTTGAGTAGCAGGATTTCCAATAGTTGTTTCGGTTCCCAATAACACTAAATGCCTATCCCTATCAGATACAATAGACATATAGGATTTAGTAGGACATCCTGTAATCGTAGAAGCTCTAGTAATTAAAGCATTAGGGTCTCCTGCAATAGGAGTCCATTGAAAAGATCTTCCATTATGTACGGTTGCAATTAATATTTGACCATAATTATCTAAAGACCATATACCTGGATCTAATAAAGCATTAGAAGTGGTTCTTGGCGTACCCCAAGTAGAAGCACCCCATCGTCCTGCACCCCATCCATAAGCAGGTGTTTGTATCAAAGGACCTATTGCAATATAAGGTAAAGGATCTAAGGTTCCGTCATTCGTGGCTCCTGTACCTGTTTCCGCTGTAGGCATGGTAATAGTAAATGTAGTGGTAGTTGGAATCGTTTTTACTTCAAATAATACATTATCAAAATCAGTTGCTGTATAATCAGTATCAGGAGAAGTAAAAGATCCTGCATTATCAAAAGTAACAATATCTCCAATCTCTAAGTTGTGAGTACCTGTAGTAGTAATGGTTACGGTAGTGGATCCGTTTGTAGTAGTAATATCTGCTCCTGTTTGCTGTCTATCTGGATCAATAGGTGTAATATCATAAAAATCTCCAGAGTAATAAATATATAAACAACGATTGGTTCCTATAGCTGCATATTTTCTACCATCTAAATCTGCAAACGTATGTTGAGCACGTGCTGCTCCAATGATACTGTTTTGTTCTATTTGTAGCCAACCACCTATTTTTTCAGGTTGACCATAACGAAAACGTACATTATCCCCATCTACCCATATATTTTCTGCTTGGGTATCTGTTATTTGTTTATTAAAACCTGGTTGAAATGGGATCTTTGTTAATGCCATAACGACATTTTAAACTATATATAGCGCTTAGTATAGATCTAAATCTTAAAAGGCCCAACTGACAAATGAATATCTAGTGCCTTTTTTAACTTCAGTTACTTCGTGAGGAAACATAAAACAGCTTGGAAAAATGATAATATCACCAGTTTTTAACTTTAAATTTTTACCACAAATATTAAAATCTCCACCTGTGAAATTCTCATTCAAACAACCTACAAAGGATAACACGGGAATGCCTTTATGCTGACCATCAAATAAAGAATGAATATGATCGTAATGCATTCTCATCATTGTTCCTTTTTTATATTTATTAAATCGAATAGGAGAAAACTTAGTTGCTAAATTACTTAATTTAGTTTCATTAGGATTTGCAAATTTAACATTATACTCTTGATAAGCTTTAACTAAAAAAGGAGTCATAGATTGTTGCATTTCAGAAGTAATGGCTTGCACATCTAATTCTTTTTCTTTTTCTGAAGTCATAGAATTGGTTTCATTATTATGCCACTTATGTTTTTCCCAATCTCTTTTATCAATGGCTTTAATAATTTCCTTGCACGTTTTTGCAGGAACTACATTATTTACATATACATAATCACTTACTTTCATAAATTTTCCTCCAGTTAAGTTCAGTTAAAGATTGTTCGGATCCTAAATTATCTTTTACAAAAGTATTAAAAGATAAACTAATCCTTACTTCGTCTGAAGTATTTCTAGGAACAGAATGACGTAAATGAGAAGGGAACAAAATAAGTTCACCTGATACTAAAGGTAAATAAAATGTTTCACTATTAACTGAATTAAATTTCTCGAAGTTTAATTTAAGCATATCAAATTGTGTTTTAGAAAACATAATAGGTGGAAGATGTTTATCTATTCTAAAATAAAATACTCCAGATACAATAGAATTAGGATGAATATGTTCGTGGTGCACAGATCCCTTAGGATTGGTATTACACCAAGATTGAGTAATAATGAGTTGTTCTTTTGCCTGCATTATTTCTTTAGTAAATATATCTAAAGATTGTTGACAGAATTTTTTAATATTATTTAATTGTTTCTTATCAAAAACATAAGAATCTTTAGAACGGAAATTTCCATTCATTCCATTGGGATCGTATTTAAGTTTTTCTACAAATGCTAATTCTTTACTTAAGTTATTTTCATACTTAGTAATAAGTAGTGGTATAGCAAATAATTGTAATAGTTCTTTCTTTATCATCACACAATAGATGTTATACCAAATTATAGGATTATGTAAAGTTTAGTCAAAATTATACGCTAATGTTATTCTGGGATTATCTCCCTTATGTTTTTCAACAAAATGATGTAAATAGCTCCTAAATATTAATAAACTATTATTTTCAGGTTTTATATCTGCTCTCTGATAAGACAGTTGATTAAAACAAACATTTCCTTTTAAAGGTTTCATATCTTCATATGGATGTTTAAATATAATAGAAGAACGTTTATCAATATTTTTTTCTACTTGCAGATAATAAACTGCAGAAAAAGTAAAACCTGGATGTGTATGAAATTCTTGATAATCATTTTTTTCATATATATTAAACCATCCTTCAGATGGCTTTTCATAAATATAATCAGAACCTAATTCATTATTAAATAGACTAACGTTTTTTGTTATCTTTTCATTAAGAAATTTAAATTTTTTATCTTTAATTAAATCTAAAGTCCCTAAACTGTTATAGGTATCTACTAACCAATTAGATCCACCTTTTTTGGTTTTTTCTTTTATGTGTAGAATGTAATCTATTAGATCTTGTTTAATATTATCTGATAAGATATTTTCTTTGTAATAAAAACTAGTTGGAAAATATTGTATAATTTCTTTCTGTGTCATCAATAAAGATAACATAACAAACTATAAAACTATGTCAAGTTTAAGAAGAAATTCCACCGTGTGAACCAGATGCAGTTCCATATTCACCATCAGTAGTAGTTAACATATCTCCAAAATCTATTGCATTACCAGTTGTTGTAATAGTAATATAATCTAAAGTATTTGTAACAACAGGATTTTGGCCTCCTCCAAATACTCCTCTAATAGAATTAGATACACCTCCCACACCAGCTCTTGTAACTGTTAAATCTCCAAAATCTGTGGCATTACCCGTTGATGCTATAGTTATATATTGAATGACATTAATAACACCTGGTCCATCATTACCTCCAGCAAATACTCCTCTAGTATTAGAACTAACTCCACCTAAAATAATATTACCAGCTAATAAATCTCCAAAATCTGTGGCATTACCCGTTGATGCTATAGTTATATATTGAATGACATTAGTTCTTCCAGGGTTTCCTCCACCTCCAATTATTCCTCTTGTAGGAGAATTTACCATATTAGCTGATCCACCCACTGAATTTATTTGATCACCAAAATCTGCTGCATTACCAGTAGAAGCAATAGTCACATAATCCATTGTGTTGGAATTAGGATCTTGTCCACCACAGAAAACACCTCTAGTTTCAGAAGATGCTCCAGCTGATCTAGTTCTAGCTTGGGTTGTATCTCCAAAATCTACTGCATTACCTTGAGTTGAAAATGTAAAATATTGAATTGAATTTGTTGTTGTTACGTCGTTTGGACTATATCCCATTGCGTTTAATCCTCTTGTAGTAGAGGCTGAACTTGATTGATTTGATGAAGCACCAGCTAATAAATCACCAAAATCTGTTGCGTTACCAGTAGAAGGTATATTTATCCACTGTATAGTATTTGTAGTAGCTGGAGATGCTGGAGATTCTCCTCCTATAAAAAATCCATAAGAAGATATATAATTAGGCCAATTATTTCCTAGCCTTGCATTGTAAACATCTTTAAGTTTCCAGATATATGAATTAGGTCCTGATGGTGATGGGAATGCCATTATTGTAGTCCTCCGTGATTAGCTCCACCGCCACCTAAATTATTTCTTGCTTGAGTAGTATCTCCAAAGTCTATAGAATTACCAGTGGTTGCTATAGTTACATATTCCATAATATTTGTACTACTATTTAAGGCGACAACTCCTCTTGTATTATTAGAAGCTGCTGCATTACTTGTTGACGTAGTTGTTAAATCTCCAAAATCGGTAGCATTACCTGTTGATGCAATAGTAACATATTGAATAATATTTGTAGAGGCACCTGGTTCTGAACTTCCTCCAGCTACAATTCCTCTTGTTGAAGATGAAAAACCAGCAGCATATCTGTTAGTTCCTAACAGATCACCAAAATCTGTAGCATTACCTGTTGCAGCTATTGTGACATAATCTATTACATTGGTATTTCCTGCTGGACCTCTTCCACCTAAAAACAAGCCTCTTGTTGGTGAACAAGCAGACGCTCTACTTCTTACACTTACAGTCATATCTCCAAAATCTATTGCATTACCAATTGATGCAATTGTAATATAATCAATTGTATTAACAATTGATCCTGGAAACTCTCCTCCTCCAAATATTCCTCTTGTAGAATTATTATTACAACCACTTGAAACAAAATATCTAGCTTGTGTTAAATCTCCAAAATCAAATGCATTACCAGTGGTTTGCACATTAAAAGCGTCAATTACATTTGTTTGAGCAGGGGATGCTCCACCTGCAGAAATACCTCTAGTTGAAGTCATAGCACTTCCCATATAACCTCTTATTGATGTTAAATCACCATAATCAACTGCATTCCCTGTAGATGAGATATCTATATAATCCATTGTGTTTACAAGAGTAGGAGTTCCTCCACCAAAATAAATTCCTCTATCAGGTTGAGCAGTTAACGTAGCCCCATTCAAGCCTCCGTGGCCGTTGGAAGAACCTCCCAGACTTGATTGAGCATTTGTTAAATCTCCAAAGTCTATAGCATTACCTGTTGATGCGATAGTGACATAATCTATTGTATTTGTAATAGGAGGTCCATTACCTCCTGCAAAAGTTCCCCGTGTTGAATTTGATGCACCAGCTCCTTTTCCTCTTGTTAATGTTAAATCTCCAAAATCTGCTGCATTACCAGCTGAAGCTATAGTTATGTAATCTATGACATTTGAAACTGTAGGTGTTGTTTGACCTACTGCTATTACTCCTCGTGTAGAAGAAGAACTTGCCATACTTCCTCTAGAAGTAGAAGATAAATCTCCAAAATCGGTTGCATTACCTGTGGTTGCAATAGTTACATAATCCATAGTATTAACATTACCTGCAGGTCCTAGACCTGCTACAAACACACCTCTTGTTGTTGAATTTACTCCTGATCCATTATATCTTGCAACAGTCAAATCTCCAAAATCTGCAAAATTTCCTAAAGAAGAATATTCAATATATTGAATAACATTATTAAGGGTAAAAGGAGCAACAGATAATTCACCTCCTCCAAAAATTCCTCTAGTAGAATTTCCAGCAGTATTAGGTCTATCATTAGCGGAAGTACTTAAATTTCCAAAATTGGCTGCGTTTCCTTTTGAAGTAACAGTAACATAATCTACAGTAGTTGAAGGAGAATTATAGTTTCCAGTAACTAGTTGTCTTGTTTCATTTGAAATACTTGCTGCTAAATTTCTATTTATTGTACAATCTCCAAAATCAGAAGCATTACCTGTGGTTGAAATTTTATAAGATTGAATAATATTAGTTGAAGCTGGAGTTTCTCCTGCTGCCATAATAGCTTGGTCTCCACTATTTAAAAATGTAGGAGGCCTTGTTCCTTGATACCCGTCGCTTAATCCTCCGTGGGCGTTACTGGTTGCTGCTCCTTGACCTCCTGGACCACCTAAGTTTCCAAAATCGGTTGCATTACCTGTAGTTGAAATAGTTACATATTGTTTGTTAGTAAGTGCTACAGCAGAAGCTACACCTCCTAATGAATATCCTTTTATTGAATTACTTGTTCCACTTCCTTCATATAAAGCTGAAGTTAAATCTCCAAAATCCGTTCCATTACCTCCTGAAGACATTGTAATAAATTCTATAACATTAGTGCTAGGGGTACCTCCCATAAATAATCCTCTTGTAGAAGAAGAGGTTCCTTGTAATGATCTTTTAGCTTGAGTTAGATCTCCGAAATCTGTTGTATTACCAGTCGTAGCTGTTGTTATAAATTGAATTGTATTGTGATTTGTTGTTGGACCAAATGTAAGCGATCCTCCAAAAATACCTCTTGTTGAACTAGATACCCCTGCCATAGCTTGTCCTGTTTGCACAGCTAAGTCTCCAAAGTCTAAAGCATTACCAAGTGAAGCTGTTGTTACATAATCAATAACATTTTTCCCTGTTCCATTTCCTGCAAAAACACTTCTTGTAGAACTATTGGCTGATCCAATACCATATCTAGCTTCTGTTAAATTTCCAAAATCTGCAGCACTACCTAGTGAGCTAAATGTTACATAATCAATTATATTAGAAGAAGTTGGTGTGTAACCTCCTGCAAACAATCCTCTTGATAAAGAACTAGCAGAGCCTAAAGCTCTTCTTGCAGAACTTAAATTTCCAAATACAGAAGTTTCTCCACCTGAAGTTAAATTAAAAGATTCTGCAACTGCTGAGTTGGTTGCAGGGAATCTAGTTCCACCTCCAAATAAACCCACAGCAGCATTGTTCGGCCAAGTCCCATTATAGATTTGGTCGTATACATCGCTTAATTTCCAAACGCCTGCAGCGTTATCTAACCGTGGGAACTGAGCCATTTAAATCCTTATACGTTTAATGCGTCTAACTTTGTCCAAAAAACTGTAGCGTGTGCACTTTGATCAAATGGAACTTGTGAATCTATTGAACCAGGATTATTTGGATCAGGTTGTTTCCAATCAGTTGTGTAAGTGTTTAGGTAAGTTACTAAATCTGTTTTGGACGCAATTTCTTCAGCTTGACCTGCTGGAATAGTTGCGTTGTTATCAGCAATACCCACTAGCCACATATCTTGTGGACCAGGAACACCTGCAATTTGATTAGGCCAATTACCATTAGAACCATCATTTCCTCCATATAAAAAGGAAGGGATAGTACCATTGCTATTTAGCTTATATTTGACTGCTTTGTATGCCATAGGTTATTTCTCCTTAGAATTTATAATTATATTATAACATAAACTCTGTAAATAATACACTTGGTTAGCTATGACTAGTCTTCTTTTTTCTTGTCTTCATTCACTGTAGCCAAAGATTTATCATCTAATAGCTTAAATCCTCTTCTATCAGCGAACTTTTTAGAGTCATTTTTAAAGATTTCTGCACAATGTTCTAACCATTGCATCGTCATTTCGTGACTTGGGTTTTCTCCATTAGCCATCATTTCATTCTCTCTTTTAAGATATTCATATATCTCTTTTTGAGCGACCGCTGAGTTAATGCCCATATCAAATAAATAGATTAAATTACCTTCATCTATTTGTCCTCCTCGCGCGCGTGCGGCATTTAAGGCTTGTTTCATACAAGTCATAATATGGTATTTTACTTCTTCTTCCTCATATTCTTTTTCTGTAATATCTTCTTTTCCTAATGTTTGTAAAATAGATTTATATTGAGTAGTGAAGAAAGACATTTTTCTAATTGCGCCTTGAATAGAATTTAACATATTACCACCTTGCACTCTTAGTTTAAGTAATTTAAATTCTATATGTTCTCTTTCTAAAGGATCTAAATCAGGATTCTCTAATTGTTTTTCTCTTTTTTTAATCATAATATCATTCTCTTGTAATTTTAAATGAGCTTCTTCTAAGGCCATTCTAGTTCTATCTATTTCTGCAAGAGTATGTTTGACGGAGCGTATTGGTGTAATTGCAGTAACATCTAACATCACACCCATAAATTGAGAATGAGATTTATAAAAATTAGCTGATGTTTTTTTAATAGCAGGCATTGTATTACCAATGTGTGTTAACATATCTTTATATTTTTTAGTTAACTCTGGTAATTGAGATATACCAGCAATCGTTAAATCTTTTCCTTTATCTTTTTCCATTTATTTCCTTTCTTATTTTTGTTGCAGATATTTCTTGTATCTGTTTAGGTAAAACAATTTCTTCTATTTTATATCCTACCCCTCTTCCATAACAAATATTAGTTATGTTAGGAACTTTTACAATATCAAATTTTCCTTGAAAAGCAAGTAAAGCTTGTTCAATCCTAGATTTGACTTCATTAAAATCAAATGGATTACTATCATCTCTAGGTGTGTCTCTTACCATAATAATAACTTGTCCTGTTCTTTCCAATGCTTGTTCAAACAATGCTTGATGTCCAGCGTGCCACGGTTGCCATCTCCCTAACATCATTGCAGTTGGTTTATTTGAGTCTATCATATATCTCCTTTATTGTTTCATCATAGTTGTAATCTTTAATTTCAAAATCGCAAGTTTTAGGTTTTTCAAATACTTTATTGGTATCTTCAAATCTTCCTTTTTGAATAGTATTCATCCATATTTTAATATCATAAGATTGCCTGTTTTTATCAAAAGGAGCTACAAAATCTGCAATACTATGTTTATTATTTAATTTAGACTCCATCGTTAAAGACAACATCCTCGCTGCTTGTCGCTTGCGGCCAGATTCTGAAAAATCCCAGTCATTAAATTTTTTTCTTATTTCATCTGCATTATAATAATCCATATTAGCGGTTAATAATTTTTTACTAAAAGTAGATTTACCTGATCCTGGTAATCCAAAAACTATGATTCTTTTGAAGGTAGCCATATATTCAAGTTTTTATATTTCTCAATAGTCTCTTTAGGTAATATTTTTTTAATATCTCTTTTAGTCTTACTTATATTTTTAGTTTTAATAGTATGTAAATTAAATCCTACTACTTTATCATCATATCCCATTCCATTAACTTCAAACGGTTTAAAATTTTTATAGGTATGATTAAATTGTTTTATTTCTAAAAAATCATAAATTTCTTTAACAATTTCTTTTGGTTTATTTACTAAATCATTATAGTCCACTAATTTATATATTCCTTTATGATGATCAACTAAATGTTTAATAGCTATTAATTCGTTTACAATTAAACCCTTATTGTTCATTAGTGCATCGCATCTTTTTGCAGTATCCATTGTACCAATACGATTAGGATAAGCGTCATAATTATGATCTGCCCAATCAATAAAAGAGGCTAATACTTCTAACACATCTCTTACTAAAACGACAATTTTAGGTTTTGGATTGACATAGTGTTTTAAGAATCTTAAGTTATTAGGAGCACCCCAAGGTCCTCGATCAATGATAATAGGTTCTTTCCAATCTTTATAATATTCAGGTATCACGGATCGAATTACATTTCCATAAGAATTATGATCTGGATAATTTTTAAAAATATCACTATTTTTTAAATTGTGTAACTCTTTAAACATTTCTGTAATAATAGAATTTGCGGTAGCTGCAATCTCAGGGTTCTGATTTAAGATAGTAGATAATATAGTATTTCCTGCTCTAGGAAGTCCACAAAGATAATGAATAACTTTCTTGCTCACAAAGATCTTATAACAAATTTAATAATTAAATCAAGTTATTGAAGTCCGCCGTTTGCGTTAGAAGCAGTACCTCTAGTATAACCAGCAGAAGATAAAAGATCTCCAAAATCAAGCGCGTTTCCAGTTGAGGCGATAGTTACATAATCAATTACATTATTACCTGCCCCACCTGCCCAAAGTGCTCTTGTCGCATTTGAAGTTGAAGAAGCTCCATTTCTTGCAACCGTTAGATCTCCAAAATCAGTTGCATTACCTGTTGATGCTATTGTGATATAATCGATAACGTTAGTTGTAGGATATCCTCCACCAAAAACACCACGAGTTCCACTTGATGCATTATTTCCTCCCACACCTCTTCTTGCAACAGTTAAATCTCCAAAATCTGTAGCATTGCCTGTTGTTGCTGTGGTGATAAATTCTATTACATTTGTTTCTGTATTACTACCATTAATTGCTCCTCCTGCTATACACATTCTTGTTCCTGAACAGGCAGAAGCAGGAGATCTCCATAATGTTTGAGTTGCATCTCCAAAGTCTGTTGCATTACCTGTGGTAGCCATAGTAACATAATCTATAATATTTACTATTGCAGCAGATGGATTAGTACCACTAACACCACAAGCAAAAATACCTCTTGTACTACTATTCCCACCAGCACCTTGATTGTGACCGCTAGTAGCATCTCCAAAATCAACAGCATTACTTCCAACTAATATATTAGGTACATAGTCTATTACATTGGTGTATGGACCAGCTGCACCACTAGAGTTATCACCACAAAATAAACCTCTTGTAGAAGAAGCACACCCTATTGTAAAATCTAGACTGTTTAAATCTCCAAAATCAGCTGCATTACCTGTCGTCGTTATTTGTACATATTCTATAGAGTTTCCAGAGCCACCTCCGAAAAGAGCAATGTCGCCAGATAATATAAGAATTTCTGGCCAAGCATTATCTTGAATATATTTGGATAAATTTTTTAAGTTCCAGATTCCAGAGTAAGGTCCACCAGGAGTAGGCATACTGGGTTACCTCCTATGCGTCGTCGATTATTTCGTAACTTATTACTACGTCTAGATCACCGTTTGCTGAAGCACCGCCTCTGACAGAGTGTCCTTCTTCTAAATAAATGGATGTATTTTTATCTAACACAATTAGTGTTGCATCTGCAGGAACAGTTACTGTGGACGCTAAATATCTATCATTAGATCCATCGTAATGACTAATTGTAACTGCTGCATCGCTAGTGCCATCTTTATTTGCAACAATGATATTATTAACTTTGTAAACTTTATTTGATGCTGCACCATTTGCTAATAGAGAAGTTGTTAGAGTAGTATTCAACTCTGCCGTAGCAGTTTCTCCTAAGATTGATGTAACATTTACTATATTTGGTTGTGCCATTTTTTACTCCTGTTTCATATATTATCCGAAAACAATTGCCATAGCAATAGCTTTACCTGTTGAAATTCCTGCTGATCCAAAACTTAAATTACCAGATCCGTCCGTAAGTATAGCTTGTCCACTAGTGCCATCTGCTGTAGGAAGCCTAAATTGATTAATGGTTGTAAATAAGGCATTAACGTCTACTACATCTGTACCATTAGAATATACTAATCTAGTTCCTTTATCGGTTGTTGAAAAAGTAAATCCAGAACCACTGACTGTTTTAAATTGAACTGTGAATGCTCCGCTGGTTCCATTAATGATAGTATATGTTTTTTCAATTGAATCTGGAATGGTTACAATTTGATTTCCTGTAATGGTTCCTGTAAATTTTACAACCGCATTTCTACCATTAGATAAAATACCGTCTGTTACTGCAAGAGGTGTAGTTTTTGCTACACCAGCAATAGATACTTCTTGGTATCCTGCAAAACCTTGTTGTATTAATTCTAAATTGGTATTTGTTTTATCTCCCCATGTCCCAGAGTTTTCCCCTGTGGCCATTAATTCTAAACCCAAATCTGTATATGTAGATGCCATTTTATTATATCCTTATTTATATTAGTATTATAGTTTCATTATGCAGCAATATCAACCTCAGTCCAAACTACATCTATTCCAGTGTTAACTTCAGCCCATGCTGTAACCTTACTAGTTCCTTGTGTTATAGACATAACATTTCCAGTTACTATTACGTCTGAATTTGCTTGAATGGTGGTAGAACCTATATTTAAAGTAGCTGTTATTCCAGTAACTTCAGCTGTGGAAACAGCATCTACATCACCAATACCTGTGGTTAAATTTTGGCCTGTGACTAGTACATTAGCATCTGCCTGTGTATTTTCATTACCAACATATATATTTAATTCTTGTCCTGTTATATCTACTAGAGTATTCAAATCTACAGAAACACTAGAAATACTAGTAGACAAATTTAAAGAAGAGGTGGTCACAGAAGCATCAGCCTGTGTGGTCACTCCTTGTATATCTATTTGAGCATCGATTCCAGAAGGAAAAGCATCTACCGTAATAATTTCACTTATTTGTCCAGTAGATAATGTTAAATCATGTTCAGCTACATTAACAAATATATTACCATTTGCTTGAATGTCTACAGTTCCAATTCCAATGGAAGCGGATACACCATCAATTTTTAAACCTGCTGCTTCACCAGAAGAAGTTTGTAAACTGTTTCCTGAAATAGAAACTTCTACATCTGTAAAGGCTGCTTCGTTTCCAATTGTTGAAGTTAATGAAATTCCTGTTACATTAATATTTGCGTCTCCTGTAATGGAAACAGAATTAATATTTGTTGTAACAACTTCGCCTGTTATATTTACATTTGCATTAGCTGCAACAGTTACTGAATTGATATTTGTTGTAAGTGATTGGCCTGTTACATTGATTTGTTGACCAATAGCAACTGTAGTAGAACCTACATTAGTAGAAGCGGTTATACCGCTAACCGTTACTGGAAGAGCTTCGTTCCAAGAACCTTGGCTCCAGGTACCTCGTCCCCAACCAGTAACGTTAGACATTTAAAGCCCCTTAACTAATTCGTAAGATGGCAGCTGTACTTGTATATGCTGGGAATTGAACTGTGAATGTACCTGCAGTTGCAGTTTTATCTCCAGCAAAATCCAAAACACATACAGCAGCGTTAGCATTACTAGTATTATAAATTAATGCGCCTCTTGCAGTTAATGTTACACCTGTAAACGATAAATTATTAAAATTAGTGATTGCTGTATTTACAGAAAGTGAAGTTCCAGTATTTACTAATCCTTTTCCTCCAGCTGTATATCCTGCTGGTGAACTAGATTCTCCACCTGTTGTGTAAGAAGTAGTAGATTTTCCAATTACTGCAGTGCTTAGATATAAAGCTAATTTAAATTTATTGCCACCTGATCCTGCCGAATCAAAATCATGTTCTGCTTGCAATAATTCTTGTTTAAAAGAATTACAGATTGCGTTTGTTGTTATAGCCATTTTTTATTCTCCTTATTAATTTTTAAGATGGTGATGGTGAATCTATTTTAATTCTAGGTACTCCATCAATAAAATCATCTCTACGTCTTCTGCCCATTTGTTGTAAAGCAAAAGCTTGTATTTCTTCATTATACTTGTCTGAATATAGTTTGTACATATCTAAAGGTCCTTTTAGATAAGAAAAAGCTTCAGCTAAAACACCGTATAATAAAATAGATTGCTGATGTTGTGATAAATAAGTATTATTACTTGCTGTAAAATGAGGGGGATCAATTATATAATTGATTTGTACTTGATAAGTAGAAGCTGGAATAGGAGCTACAACAGCAGTAAATTCATCCCACATAGCGTAGGATACAGGAACTCCACTAGCTCCAGACTCATTATATTCAGTAATATAAGTCTGGTCTCTTTTTTCTAAAAAATTTCTATTTCCACTAATAATTGTTTCCATACTTCTCATTAATACAAAGTCAGAAGGCATCGTTAAATATCGTTGTCCAGCAATAAAATTAGAAGTAGAATATTTTCTTAAATCATCATAATCTACTTTTCCAGCAACATTTAATTCTACATTGGTTAAAAACTGATCAATGAGAGTATCGGTTAATACCGTATCTCCCACTTCTGTGTAGTTTCTTATTTGTGTTAAAAATTGTGTATATGTTATAGCCATTATGATATTGTTATTTTTATTGTTCCTGTTTCTATTATAGCCTGTCTTCTAGTGTTTTGAATAGACCCGTTATCAGGAATCATTCCCGATGAATTAAAAGCAAAATCTCCTGGAAGCTCTAAACTAACGGTACACATGCCCTCACCTCCAGAATCAGCTTGTACATTATTAACAATTTCTGGTTGTTGGAAATCTTGTGATCTTACATTAGCTAAAGCAACTGCATCTGCTTTATGATAAGGAGGATCTAATTGTGGATGTTTGGGTTCATATTCAGAAATATGTACCCACGAACCTTGCCATTCTTTTACCATTTCTGTGTAAGGAAAAGCCGCTCCAGAACGATCGGATATAGATAAAGATCTTTTTCCTCTTGCTTGATTTCCCATAATTAACCCGCTGGATAATAATTTTGAGGTGAAATATAAGATGAAGTTCTTTGACCGTCTTCTTCTAAGGCTCTCATCATTTCATCTTCATATAATTGTTTTAATAATTGAATTCTATCAGGAGCTATTTTTTGTGATAAGTAATAAGCAAGTCCTGCGCACATAGCTGGCATAAATCTGTAAACAATATCAGCAGTGTTAGTATACGCTCCCGCATCTTCAATTCTTCCAATGTAATAATATTTTAAATAAGTATAAGTAGTAGCATCAGGAGCCTGATACAAATAAACTTGTGGTGTTGTTTCTCTAGAAATATAATATTGTGAAGGTTGTCCAGTAGAGCCTTTATTGGGTAATGCAGCGTATGCAGACCTATCTATTTTTGTTAATGAAACATCTTGAGTTGATGAGGTAACGCCTGAAGTAGTAGATATATAAGCTTCTAATACATCATTACAATCACTAGGAGCAGCATATTGAAAAGTACCAGCTGTTAAAGCTTGTGTTTGTAAAGTTACTTTCCATAAATGAACACCTCTGTTCCCCCAGTCAGAAAATAATAAATTTAATGATCTTCTAGCTGAACGTAAATCGTGACCAGAGTTAGTTCTTACACCACAACGCTCATAGGCTTCTTCTATAATGTCATCTATGGTTAAATTAAATGATGTAGTTCCAGAAGTTGCCATAAATCATGACCTACTTCTTTTTAGATTTTTTAGAATCTTTTTTTGAACCTACTTTTCCAGTAAGTTTATAATTCTTTTTGCCGCCGCCCATTGGATAGACCATATTAAAATACTCCTTTAAAGTTAATTTTTTTACGATTATATACTTTTTTAGATTGTACCACCTTAGACTTATAACGTCTATCACTTAACTTTTTTGCTATTGGGTTTGATTTTTTTGCCATGTGTACGTTTAATAACCTTCTTATATTTACTCTTCCATTCAGAACCTAACCCTGGCTCTAATTGTCTTGCCATCTGTGATCTAGATATTACCATGGTGTATATTTAGTTTTATCCTCTTCTTTAATAGCTCGAAGGGACATATTTCGGTTCTCGCCTGGGTTCCAAGAGACATGAACCCAGCCGCTATCGGGCTCACCATCTCGATAAAATTCGAGAATTAATTGATCATATTCTAAATTATCTTTGACCCATTGCGCTAGGACTTTATTATCAACGCCTACTACTTCTATATCGGCCGCCTTACCTTCGGTATGTTGAGAAGTTATTTTAGATCCAATAGCAATACATAATTCTGCAGATCTATATCCTGAAGATATAATTACAGGTGCTTCAAAATGAGAACGAATAGGTTGTAATACATTTACACATAATGCTTTTAAATTATCTATATGAGCGGGAGAAGGATTGTTAGAAATTCCTTTTCTTTCCGCTGTTTGTGATTTAACTAATTCACTTAACTGGAAGTTTGCTGATAGTTTCATTAGTTTTAAGTTTATTACATTTACAATCTTTTAACAATAGACAGAAACCCACACAAACCCAATAAATACACCTCATATTTTTAATTTAGATAATTGTTTTGCAATAGTATCAAAATAGTTAGGATGTTTTTCTTCTTTAGTAGCACAACTAGTTAGTAGTAATGTGCAAAGAATAATACAGACAATAGGTATACTGTGCGTTAGATTTATGTTCATTAATGTTCCTCAATCTTTTCTTCTATTCTTTTAATTCCATGTTGATCCACATATACTTTTGCTTTAACTACAGAACATTGTACGTGTGAATTACCACTATCATTATTTCGTTCTATTTTTCTTTTAGTCTCTAAACATTCAGATAATGATTCTTTGTGAGAATGTTCTATCATTGTGTCGTTTAAAAATAAGCATAAAGCTACAACCATTTCTATCATTAATGTTTACCATTTCCATTTGCAAACTTAATATCTCGTGTAGCATCTTTTAAACGTTCTACATCTTTTTTTAATTTTTCAATTTCTTTATCAAATTGTTTTAACATCACACCTGTGTGAATATTTTCTTCTAATAATTTAGCGTGTTTTTCTACTTGTTTCGTTAAATATTCTATTAACATAAACTGTTCCTGATCAATGGGTTTTTGTTTAGAAGCTTCTAATAAGTCTTGTTCAAATAATTTATTTTTGGTTTCTAATTGATTGAGTCTCTCAATGACACCGAAATAAGCCCATACTCCAATAGCTACCGCTACAACAATAGCTAATAAATTTCTAATAGGTAAAGCTATGTTTGTGTTTTCGTTTAATTTCATAGACTATCTGCATTTCCACCTTCTTCTAGCTTGTCGTAATCTTGAATTTGGGTCTTTAGCTGCTTTGGGAAACATTTTCATTTGCCCTGCTGATCTAGCACAAAAAGATTTTCTTCTTGCAGCTCTTTTGGGACCTGGATTACTTTCTGTTACTGCTGTTTTTAATTTACTTCCAGGATTTTTTCTTCTGTAAGCCATAACTCCAGCTTGAGTCATTCCCGCTCCTGCTTTAGTAGACCTAAAATTTTTTTTATTTCTAGGAGGCATTCCTCCTTTAGCAGCACCTACTGGCTTTACTTCTTGTTCTTCAACGTATTCTTGTAAGGTGCCGTTATTTTTACCACTTGGTAATTGTGAAATATTTGCATATTGATCCAAGACAGTTCCTGGTATAGCAAACGGATTTCTAGCCATTTAGATTACGGCTGTTGAGATACTAAGCCTGCTCCTGAATATTTATCTGTAAATACAGTATATGCTGTGATGTTTGTTTTAGTATGACAATAAATACCTTGTGGAAAAACAATTCCATCTTCTGGAAGATTTAAAGTATAAACATCAGTGTTAGGTACATCAACAGTTAATAAAACAGTACCAGTGCTTGATCCAGTTGATAATGAAAGAACTCCTGCTCCTGCTCCACTGGAAGCAACAGAAATAGCTCTTAATCTAATTGAAGGTGCAACGATTGCTGTTGCTCCTGGAGCAGCATCTGATCTAGTTGCTTGAATATCACATTTAAATCCCATAATTCCTCTATTGTATCTTTAAATTGTGGGGACGTAAATACGCCCCCACAAAAGTTTTATTGATTATGCTCCTATAGAACCGAAGATTCCTCTAGGGTCAGACCAACCGAAGCTGTATCTTTCTCTAGCTTTAAATCTAACGTTTCCAGTATCAAAATCACCTTCAATGGCAGTTTTGATAGCGCTTCTTACAAAGTGCTTCATACCATTTGGTGCATCAGTAAGGATAAAGAAAGCATCAGTGTCAGTCAAGAAATGATTAACTCTGTAACCTTCTGGTACCATACCCATGTTCATCATCGCGTTGATATCGTTTTTAGCGAACGCGTTTGATCCACCAGGTGTAGTTGATAGAGGAGATTTTAAGATTCTCTCAGCAGTAAATTGCAATTCTTTTGGAATTACTAATTTTCTACCCATAGTAGCAATCTTTAATCCTCTTTCGTCAACAAATGCTGCGATGTCAATCAGAGACTGCTCTAAAGAAGTTTCTGATAAGTCAGCTGCTGTAGACAATATGTTTCTGAAAGATCCACCATTAGACAGAGGGTGATCGTTAGCTAATAAAGCTTTTCCGTCACCACCTGGGTATGATGAACTAAAACCATTGTTTAGTACATTAGCCGCAGTGATTTGTTTAGTTTGAGACATTGAACGAGCAAGTGCTCTAGTGTATCTAGATGCCAATCTGTCGTACAAGTTATCTTCAATAGCTTCCTCAGTAATAGCAAAAGCAAGTGCTACTGTATTATGAGTGTATCTAGAAGTGTAAGCTTCAGATGCTTGGTCAAAATTAACCATTGCACCTTCAGATTTTACTGCCGCAGCACCAAAACCTGTTAGCATTACTTCTTCTTCGAAAGCTCTGTCAGATGACTCAGTCATGAAGATTTCTGCATGTTCATTGTCATATCTGTTATATTCCAGGCCGAATAGTGCATTCAATCCTGGCTCTAGTTCTTTAACTAGTTGTGATCGTGATATAGCCATTATTTATTCTCCTATTATAAGCCTACACCATTTCCACCATAAGAGTAGAAATGATTGTTGATTCTTACAAGAACATCAGCGTTCACAGAACCAGCTGTATCGTTAGCGATATCTTGAGAGATATCGATAGCTTGAACTGCAAATGTATTTGCAACTCCTGATACAGAGTAGTCTAATTGAACTTTTGATATACCTGTTTGAACATTTCCAGTCACGTTAGTGATTGAAAAGTTCTTGAAGATGTCTGCTACAGCGAATGCTCCATCAGAATCAATTGAATAAACTACTTCTGGATCATCAATGACTGAAGCGATGATTTCGCCTTGAGTCGGTGTGATTCCACCAGGATAGTAGTTCTTCCAAGTTGGTTTCTGAGTAGTCGGATCGTTGTAGAACACCCCGTTAAATACTCCAACAACAGCATCAGAAGTGTTAGCAGTAGCTCTTTGGATAAATCCTGTAGAAGTTGGTATTACCAAATCCCCTTGAAATATCGCAGTGCCGTAACCTGCTTTAATTCTGTATCTGTTCTGAGCATTTATAAACGGAGAGCCATCTAACTTTCTTACTGGTCTAAGACCATATTTTTCAGCTACGTTAGCCATATTGTTAGTACTCCTTTTTATATTTGTTTCAGTTTATTTTGGGATGGTTATTGTCACAAAATTAGGACTTACTTCCACCACCAAAAGATACACGAGATTGTCGATTAATATTAATCGGCATCTCAGGTCGTTGCTCCTTCATGACATCATGATCAACCGCTTCCATTTTATCCTGAGTAATTTTACTAAAATACTCAGAGCGCGATTGCACAATCTCTTCAGGTATCCTTGCCAACACAAGGCCAGCAACCCCGATCAAACCTGCGTATTGTCCGTCTCGAATAACTGGGTATCCATGATCACCGATAGTATTTTTAATTTCTTCGGCTCTTACAAATTCCCAACCTTCTCTAAGTTTCTTAGATACGTTTGCAGTATCTTGGAAACCCATAGACTCGACTCTGATCCATCTGTGGACCATGCCGACTGGCGCAGGCGGTGCGTCCAGAGCTGATGGTGGCGTCCAAGGTTTTTTTCTAACCTCTTTATGTTCTTCTGACGCGCGTGAAGTCTTATTTAACTTATTATCGCTCATACTATTGTACCTCCTTCACGTATTTAGCGTATTCTTCTAGTGGCACCCCTAATTTTTTGGCAATAGCCACCTGTGATTTGGTGAGTCTCACAGTTTTGCGTCCTTGCTGTTGTCTTCCAGCACTAGCAACTTGTTGGACGGGTTCTCTTCGTTGCTCTTGTACAGAAAACTTATGAGGGAAATTTTCCTTCATTCGTTTGTCTATTTCATTATAATACTCTTCACTTTCAACATCAACACCCATACCCACTAGATCTTCATGGATGGTGAAAGCGGCATTAGTCATGATTTTATCATTACCAAACCAAGTATTCTTTTGAGCCCAGGACTTAGCTTTTGGGCTAGGTTCTGGAGCCACAGGTTTAGCTCTTTGCTGTTCCTGTATCTCAGAAGCTTGTATTTTTTTCTGCTCTTCTAATTGTCTTAATCGTTCCGCACGATCAGCCATTTGCAATTTAGCTTTTTCTTTTTGCACTGCAAGCTGTGTTAGTTCGTCATTCGCTTGCATAATGGCATCAGTATCATTAGCTTCAATAGCAGATTTTAATTTAATTCGTACTTGTTCTCTTTGTGCATCTACTCTTGCATCAAATTCTTTCAAGTATTGTTCATCAGCACTATCTAATCTTTTTTCTGATGTTTCATATTTTTTATGAAGACCTCGTGCAAACTCTAATGCTGCTTGCTCTCTACGTTCTGCTTCTCTATATCTTCTAGTTAATTTATCTATTCTTTTTTGAACCGATTCAGATATTTGATTCAGATCGTCTGCTGCTTCTTCTTTGGTTTCTTTTTTTGGATTGGGATTACTTGGAGTAGGTCTGTCTGTTTCTTCTTCTACTTCAATTTTTTCCTTTGTTTCTTCTTTATTATGCGAAGTATATCCTAAATCAACTTCCCCTACATTTAAGGTAGGTTCTTTTGATTTTTCTTCTTTAGTCTCTATTTGGATGTCTTGTTCTTTTACATCATCCGTATCTAAGTCAACTTGTGATTCGAACTTAGATGTTTCTTTTTCTTCTAACATTATATGTTCTCCTATTTAATATAAATGAAGTATGTCTTCAGGTTTTGCGATGGTAGCAATAATCTCATCGTCATTTAAAATACGATGCTCACCGTATTTTGTTTTAAAACGCGAGCCAGCATATCTTCCGTAGATTACAAACTGACCTTCCTTACACCAAGGGCCTTTGGGAAATCTATCTTTATCTGAATAACAAAGATCTCCTAATGCAACGACTAAACCAACTACGGTTGTCATTTGAATAGTTTCACTTACATTATCGGTAAGAAGAATTCCTCCTTTGGTTTTTTTCGGACCTGCATAAGGTCGAACCAAAAGTCGGTATCCTACTGGTTTGGGAATTACATCCAGATATTTTTGTATACCTTCTGGATCGGTGGGTATTTCCTGCTCCTTAGATTCAGGTGCGGGATTTTCTTTTGACACGCCTATTAAGGACGTATCAGGTGTTACTATCGTCATCGACATTCTCCATGTTCTTCTGCAGGTCTTTTAGATCCTGTAGCAATACCTCTAGGGCATTGAGTTTCCCTCTAGAGTAATGGAGTTTATCGACTGTGTCTACACCATAGCAAATATGGTCTTTCGTCTGCTCTATTTGTTTTTTAATATAGTGTTTAACTTGGTCTAATGTTCCTAAATCAAGCATCTTTTTTCTTTTGTAAAGCTATTTTATTATCACCTTTTAATACAGGGACAAAACCTAAATGAGTAATTAATATATTACCAATAAGATTCATATCAAATTTAGGATAATCATCATAAATAAAAATAGATCCTATTCTAGATCTGTCTGCAAAAAATAAGGTCTCTCGGATCACGTCTATGGTTTTATGAGGACCATCAAAATGAACTAAATCATAAGTATTAATAATTTCTTTTTTATCTCTGTAAATAGGAACACCATCTTGGAAGCGTTTCATAAACTCATCATCCCCAATCGAATACAAAGTAAAATGTTCGTACGGT